CGCGACGGCCAGGTCCCCGTCGACGGTCTCTGGGGTGGTGAGGGTCACGGTGGTGATGGTCCCGGCGGTCTTGACGACCAGGATGACCCCGGTGCCGGTCTCGGCGTCGTCGGAGGCGTTGGCGGCGGCGAGCAGCGTGTCGAAGCGGAGGCCGGACAGGGGCACGACGGACGTGGTGATGGCGGCCATGCCGCTCCTTTCAGGTGATGTGGCTAGTCCAGGAGATGCTGAAAGCTCTGTCGACCCGGTAGGCGGCGGCGCCGTCCCAGTCGACCGGGGATTCCTCAAGCCCCCCGGCGACGACGGTGATCCGCCCCGGTGGCGGCACCGAGGAGGCCGCCGTCGGATCACTGGCCAGGGCGTCGGAGGCGAGCGAGTACAGGGCCTCGGCGGCGTCGCGGGCAGCGTCCAGGGCGTCCTCACCGCTCCCCGGTTTCACCGCAACCGCCCAGCACGACACGGTGGGGGTCTCGGCGCGCCCCGCCAGGCCGGCCTGCTCGTAGGCGATCGTGGCGCTGCCGAGCAGGATCATGGCGGTGGTCATCTCCGCGGGCAGCGGGTTGCCGGTGGAGCGCACGGTCACCCCGTCGGTGTCGCGGAGGCCCTCGGTGGCCTGCAGGAACTGGCGGATGCCGGCCTTCCCGGCGGCAATCGTGCCCATCAGGCCACGTACCTGTTGTGGTTGCCGTCATGGCCTGGCTGTCGGATGCACCAAGCCTGCTCATCGCGGGGATCGACCATGCCGCAGACAACTGCGGGCGCGTCATTGTGGCGACGGTTCCCCATGACGAGATGGGCGAGAACCTGGTCGGCGGTCATCAGGTATGGGGCGCCGAGCTGCCCAGCCGCGACGGTGAGCACCTCATCGGCGTCCATCAGGCCGCCCACCCGGCGGCCTGGCCCCAGCGCCGCAACCAGCGGTCGACGATGCGGATGCCGGTGGGCCGCTCGACCCCGCCGCGGCCAGTCTCGGACGGCTCGTAGGTGTAGCTGACGCCGTCGGGGGTGGTAACGGTCGCGCCATTGGAGAAGCCGCTGGGGTCGAGGTCGGCTGCCGCGAACATCATCGCCATATGACCGCCGTTGCCCATGACCCGCGGCTCCCCATGGACGTACTCGACGACGACGTTCTGCCGGCCGGCCGTGAAGGTGCCACTCGCCACGTAGCCCGAGGTGGCCTCCAGGATCCCGGAGCGCCGCAGCGTGTAGCTGCCGACGCTCTGCGCGACCCCGTTGACGGTCACGCTCAGCAAGTCGTGGCACTTCAGGTGCGGCAGCACCACCGACCACAGCCCGTCGCCGTCGACGGTCTCCCTGGCGAACCGGGGCACGGGGGAGAACGCGAGGATCTGGGTGAACTCGTCCAGGGTCGCGGCGCGGGCCTCATGGAGCTTGGCGTCCGGCCAGGTGGTGGTGCTCTCGAACGGCTTGGACCCGGCGACCTTCAGGGCCCGCATGGCCGAGATGTTGAACAGGGTCGCACCCAGCCACTCGACCCGGCCACCCAAGGTCTGGGGCTGGCCACCGATGGTGCCGGTCAGCTCGTAGTCCAGCCAGGTGCATTCGAGCTGGCGCGGCAGCACACACCGGTACTGCCCGGTGGTGCGGGCGGGTGGTCCGGCCCAGGTGTCCAGCACCGTGGGCAGCGGGGTGTAGGCGGTGGCGTCGGGGCGGGAGATCGCCAGGGTCGGCAGGCCGGCGTCGACGTTGATCGGGGCACCGTCGATCTCGAACGTCTCGGTCACGGTGCCGCTGGTGCCCTTGAGGATCTGCAGCAGGTCGGCCATTCGCGTCCCTCAGGAGGGGACGCGGGTCCTCTCCAGGTAGTCGGCGGCCGCCCGCAGGCGGGCCGGGTCGTCGCCGAAGTTGCCCAGGCCGTTGTTGCAGGTGCCGCAGAGGATGCCCCGGACCGCCGTCGGGCCTCTGTCCGGGTCGTGGTCGGTATGCGGGCCCTTGCCCCTGCTCAGCCAGTCAGTCGTGCCGCAGATCGCACAGCCGCCACCCTGGCTGGCCAGCATGGCGTCGAACTCCTCGCTGGTGATGCCGTAGAGGTACTGGCGGTTGTAGCTCTGCTGATTGCGTCGGGCCTTTGGGCTACCGCTGCGATTGCCGATCAGCTTGTGCTCGGGCGAGCAGTAGATGGCGTTGCCGCGCCTGCTGGTCGGGATGGGCTTGCCGCAGACCTCGCATGCTCGGCGGGCTGCCTTCTTGGCCCGCAGCATGGCCAGCCGCTTCTGCTCTCGGTGCCACTTGTCGTCGCAGTCCAGCGAGCAGAAGCGCGTCCCGAACCGCTTCTCAGCCGAGAGCGGGACGCGGCACCACGCGCAGTTCCTCTCCCGCACGGCACGTCGAGCGACCAGTGCCTCGTGTCGGGCCTCGTCGATGGACTTCTGCTTGCAGTCCATCGAGCAGAACTTGGCGCCGTAGCGGCGCCCGGGCGGGATTGGCTTGCCGCAACGCTGGCACGGACCGAACGCCTTGGGCGCGAGCTGGTCGAGAATGCCGGCTGCTCTCGCCTGCTGGTAGTGGGACGAACACAACCCGCGAGCCACGCTTGGGCGGGTGCAGTCTTCCTGTGTGCATGTCGTTTCCATGCACGTAGGATACCACCGAAGTTGTATCTGCGCAGCTCAGAGCGTATAACGATTGATGCCGTTCGCGTGCCACAAAACGGTGAACGTGCCGGCAGTTACGCTCTGGGCGCCGCCGAAGTAGTGGTAGCTGACGCCCTGGTCGGCGATGGTGCCGGCGGTGATCGAGTCGTCATAGACCAGGCAGCCCAGCACCCCGGTGAGAGTGACGTTGCCGCCCCCGGCGAGGTCGGCGGCGTCGAAGAAGAACGTCACCGCCACGGTGGTGTCGAACGTCTTGGACGCCAGCGGCCGGCCAGCGGCGACCCAGTTGGCGTCGGTGCCGCCGGTCTGGTTGCCGCTCACCCACACGCCGGTCGCGTAGCCGGTGGAGGCGAGGGCGGCGTCCTGGTCGGGGGTCATGCCGGCGGCGGTGAACAGGGCGACGTTGACGGTGTCGCTGTCCAGGCCGGTGTAGCCGGTGCCGCTGACCTGGTGGGCCTGCTTCAGCCACTCGCGGAAGATCTTGCTGTTGGACCAAGCCATCAGTCCCGCCCCTCCTTGGCCTCGGCGCGTAGCCGCTTGGCCTCGGCCTTGGCGGTGGCCAGCGTCTCCTTCATCCCGGCGAGCTTGGCCTCGATCTTCTCGATGGCGGCCTCGGCCTCGTCGGCGTACCGCTCCCGCTGCTGCTGGATCGTCAGCGGGTACTCGCCGCGGCGCTGGAGCTCGGCGATCAGCTCCTCATTGGTCAGGACGGTGGCGTCGTACGCCGCGCCGTTGCCCTCTGCGACTCCTGTCATCCAATGTCCCCTCTCGCGGTCGCGCACGGCGCGAACACCGCCAGGTCGGTGCCGTCGTCTCGGGTGGTCCTGACCGCCATCACGGGGCGGCCCTCGCCGTCGCTGGTGACCAACTCGCCGCCCACGTCGTCGTCGCGCCCGACCGCCTCGACCTTGCAGCGGGTGCCGGCCGGCACCATCGGCGCGGTCAGGCCCTTGAGCCCTGCGCAGGCGTGGAAGCGGGTGTGCGGCCCGGTCTCATGGGTCACGTCGGTGGCGGGGCAGTTGGGGCATTCCCAGCGGTGCTCGGCGGCCAGCAATGGCACGCTCATACGCTGGACCCTCCTTCGACTACGCCAGCCCCGACCAGCACGCCCTCGACCTGCCCCGACCCGCTGGCGGCGCCCTCGACCTGCCCGGTAGCGGCGCTGGCGCCCTCGACCCAGCGCGGCGGCGGGACCGGCGGCGGGATGAACGCGACCGCGTCGGGCGCGCTGCCGGTGCCGACCGCGACCCCAGCGTTTGCGGCGACGGCGACCAGGGCGTCGGGGACGGCGCCAGCGGCTGAGGCGAGGCCGGCGGGGGCGTCGCGGCTGGTCTGCCCGACCGCATCCGGCGCCTGGCCGCTGCCGGCGGCGACCCCGGCCGGCACCCCAATCGCGGCGGTTGGGTCCAGCGCCGCGCCGGTCCCGGTGGCGACCCCGGCGCTGGCTTCGATCCCGGTGGCGACGGTGGCATCGAAGGCGGCGCCGGTGCCGGTGGCCACCCCGGCGTTGACCGCGATGGCGACCATCGGGTCGGGGGCGGCCCCGGTGCCGCTGGCGAACTCGGCGGGGGCGTTGGTGAGCGCCAGCGTCGAGACCGTCGCATCCAGCGCCGCGCCCGTGCCGGTCGCTTGGTCGGCGTTCGCCTGAATGGCCGCCTGGGCGTCCTGGGCGGCCCCTGCGCCGCTCCCGGCACCAGCCTGGGCTCCGATACCCCCCAGAGCGTCTGCGGCCGTTGCTGTGCCCGCCGCCTGATCGGCGGTCGCGGCGACCGCGGCGGTGGGGTCGGGAGCGGCGCCCGTGCCCGAGGCGAGCTCGGCGGGGGCGCTGGTGACATTGACGGTGGAAACCGTCGCGTCGAAGGCGGCGCCGGTGCCGGTGGCCGCCTCGGCGTTGGCCCCGATCGCCGGGGTCGGAGCCGGCGCACTGCCGGTCCCGGCGGCCACATCCGCGTTCGGCGCGATGGCCGCCTGCGCGTCGAGGCTGGCGCCGGTCCCGCTGGCCGGCTCAGCAGGGCCGGCGGCCCCGGTGGCGACCGTGGCGTCAAGGGCCGCGCCGACACCCACCGCGGCTTCGGCCTGGGCGCCGACCGCGGCCAGCGGATCAGCGGCGACCCCGGTCCCGGCGGCGTTCCCAGCGTTGGCGTCGATGTCGGCCTGGGCGTCCAACGCCGCGCCGGTGCCGGAGGCGAGCTCAGCGGGCGCGTTGGTCGACGGTGCCCCAGAGGCGACCTTGATCTCGACCGCCAGGCCCCAGGCGGCGTCGGCGGTCGCCCACGACATCGACGGGGTAGTGGTGCCGTCCGGGCGCCACTCGTGCGACCACACCACCCCGCCGGCGGTGGACTCGCCGAGCTTGGTGTAGCCCGCCCCGGGGTTCTGGGTCTGGCTGGTGCCGTGCCCGAACGCCCCAGCGACCGCGTTGCCGGCGGTGATCCCGCTGGCCAGGGTGACCGTCAGCGAGGAGACCGCGGAGAGGGTCTCGTTGTGTTCTGACTGCACGATCGCCCCGGACCCGTTGGTTCCGGAGGTGTCGACTTGGCCGTAGTCGACGATGATCCAGTCGATCTCGCCCTGGCTGGCCCCAAACCCGATGGTGACCGCCCCACTGCTGGGGCTGGCGCCCATCGCCCGGTAGACCGAGCTGGTCTCCTGGGAGATGGTGGCGGTGGCGACCTGCACCCAGGTGAGGCCGTTGCCGGTGACCGAGGACGGCGGGCCGGGGCTGACGGAGTTGGTCGCCACCCACAGCAGGATCAGGTCGTTGCCGGTCGGGCTGATGCTGGCGGTGTTGAAGCTGGTGCCGCCGGCGCCCGAGCCACCGGCGGTGAGCAGCGAGGCGATGACCTGGGTGACGACCTCGCCGTGGAAGCCGCGGTGGACGAACGGCCGGTTCGGCTGCCGGCGGCCGAGCCGGGCCATCGGCTACCTCCCGGGCTGGCTGTTCTGGTCCGCTTCCCGCTTCAGCTCCTCCAGCACCTTGCGGATCGCGCCGTCGACATCCTTGCCATGCGCGTCCCGCAGATGCAGCAGCGCGATGATGCCGCCGCCGACCCGCTCCCACGTCCCGCCCGCAGCGGGCGGCGCGAGCACGCCGTGTTCGCTACAGATCACCGGCTTGCCCGGAGTGAACTCGACGAGCATCGGCTACTCGACGGCGATGATCAGCGCGGTGATCCGATGGTGGCGCAGCGGCTTGCCCTCGGTGTCGGTCTCGCCGTCGACCTCATCGAACTCGTCGGCCAGCAGCACATCGCCGACCTCGCGGAGCTGCCCGTTGCCCATGCGTACCCGGACCGGCAGGTCGGCGCGGGCGAGCACCGCCCGCTCCAGGAACGTCGCGTAGTCCATGGCGGCCTCCTTCAGCAGCGCTCGATCCACATGGCCACCCTCGCGTTGACGGCGGCGGGGGCGGTACAGCGGATCACCAGGCCGCGGGACACGGCCGTGTCGGGGGTGTCGCCCAGCGGGAAGTCGTACAGCACCGTCGACTTGTTGGGGTCCACCCACCAGGAGTCGACCAGCGTCAGCACGGTCGGCTCGGTGGTCGAGCTGTAGAAGCTGGTGAACCCCGGGGTGATCGTCTGCCCGTAGACCTGCAGTACCGTCCCGGCGGTGTTGTTGGTCCCGGGGGTCGAGTTGGTCGCCAGCGTCGACAGCATCAGCTCGACCAGCACCGGCAGCGCCGAGGCGGTCACCCCGTCGAAGCCGAGGCGGATCTTCTTGAGGTCGATGCCGAACTGGGCGGGGCAGATGACACACAGGCACGTCTTGGCGGTCGCGGCCACCAGCGCGGTCGCGGTCGCGCCGGTCGCGGTCGTGTACCCAGCCTTGGCCACAGCTCGTCGTCCTTTCCTTACCAGTTGGCGGCGCGCTGCTGCGCCCGCTGCCGTTTGGTCCCCGGCGGCTGGCCCTGCCACTTCCCGTACCCGGGCGCGGTCGCCGACGGCCGCACCGTCGCGATCCACATGCCGCCGTTGGCGCTGGAGCCGCCGGTGGCGACCCGACTGACCCCAATCAGGTCGAAGGCGTTGAGCGCGGAGTGGTACATGGCGGCCGAGGCGGGCCCGGAGCCGGACGCGGCGGTGTCGCCGGCCTCCAGCATCACCGGGCCGGTATTGGTGCAGGTCCAGGTCCCGGCGACGTTGTTGCCGAAACAGGCCACCAGCAGGCAGTTGTCGACCGTCGGCGTCACCGTCGGGGTGGTGTAGGTCGTGCTCGCGGTCGTCCCCTGCACCGTGCCGTTCTCGACATCCAGGGGGGTGGTGGTGTCCCAGGTGCCGTTCTGGATGCACAGCAGCACCCCGGCCCACTTCCGCGCCGCCGCCGAGGTCCAGGTGAACGTATCGCCGCCGGCGGCCTGCTTCCGGATCACGTCAGCATTAAAGGCCGAGTCCTGGAGATTCCGAACCGGCGTGGCCCCGCTCGGCCGAGCCGAGGGGACTGCGGTGGTCGATGCACAGGCCCAGCCGATAATGAGGTCGCCGGCTACCATCCCTGATGGTGGGGTGATCGTGAACGACGTCGCCGTGGAGGAGCCGGAGTTGCCGGCGGAGGCGGAGCGGACCAGCGGCGGCATCGCTTAGCCGTCGGGGGCGCCGACTGCAGGCCGGATGCCGACCTGCGTGACCGCGCTGATATCGCCGGCGTCGACGATCTCGGTCTCGGTGGTGCCGTCGGCCACGGTGGTGGAGACCGGCGAGCCCGACACGACATAGTCGACCACCGCATCCCCGCCGCCGGCGGGGGCGGTGGCGTCGTAGCCGAGCGGCGCCAGCGAGTCCGGGTCAAGGCGCGTGTCGACAGTGGCCACCAAGTCGTCGCGGCCCTCCACCATCTGCACCGAGGCGACCCGCAGCACGGTTGGGTCGACCCGCACCGCGGCCTCGGCGTAGATCGCGTGGATGCCGATGTCTGGCGTCGCGTCCCCGCTGAACCCGACCCGGTAGGCGAGCGCGTCCAGCTTGGCCTGGTCCCAGGTGATCTTCGCAGCTGAGGGCGACTTGCGGGACTTGCACACCCACTCGGTCGCGGCGTTGTCGAAACCCGGGTCGGCGGCGGCGTACAGGGCGGTCTCGGCAGTGCCGTCCCACAGCCGGAATCCGATGGTGGCGGCGGTGGTGGAGGCGGCCCAGCCGCAGGCGTACATCCGCACCGCCCGGACCGCGCCGTCGGGGGCCGCCTGGTAGGTCTCCATCGGGATGTTGACATAGTCGGCGGTGGCGATGGCGGTCTGGCAGAACCCTGACGCGCCCGCGCCGACGGTGGGCGGCAGCTCAGAGATGTTGGTGAGCGCCGTGGCGGCGTCGAAAGCGCCGCCGGTGGCGTTGGCGGTCACCAGCGCGAAGTTCCCAGCGGTCCCCGAGATCGTCAGGGTGGCCTCGGGTTTCAGCAGCCGCACCTGCACATCGCCGAACGGGTAGTGCCCGGCGATCTTGGACACGGCCACGTCGTCATAGCGGACGGTGGCGGTCGCAGCGGTGACCCAGCCGAGCCGCACGACCGACACCAGGTCGGCGGTGGAAGCGCCCGTGGCCTGGGCCTGGTCGGCGCCGTCGACCTGCCAGTCGCCCTTGTAGGTGGTGGTGCGGGCGTCAAGGCGCAGGTCGATGCCGTACCAGGTGTCGGCGGTCACGATGGGGCCGTCCACCTCGGTGCCGGTGGAGACTTGCAGGGTCAGCTTGGTGCCGCTGGTGCGGTAGCGCAGGGTCAACTTGGCCTGCGAGGTGGTCTCCAGCGAGCACAGCTCCAGGTCACCGCCGGGCAGGCTGGACGGGAACAGCACGCAGACACGCAGCACGCCGAAGCTGGCGCCGGCGCCGAGCGCGCCGGTGCCGCTGATCCAGGTCAGGTTCTCCGCCGCCGCGCTACCGGACAGCTCCAGGCAGTAGACCCCCGTCCGGGGGTTGGTTGAGACGATGGCCGGGGTGCCGGTGACCTGGTCGAACGGGCTCTGGCCGGCGGCGGTGGCGATCCCTGAGGCGGTGCCCCACTCGAACCCGGCGTGGACCTGCAGGTCGGCTTCGCGCTTGGCGCCAGCCGCGGTGTAGACCACGATCAGGCCGGTCGCGGTCCCCGACGTCGGCGTCACCGTCGACGACCAGGTGCCGATGCTCTGCACCGGATGCTGCGATGCCGAGATGGTCAGCGAGTTGGTCGCGCCGACCACACTGACCTCGGCTTGCTCCTCGAACCCGTTGGTGTGCCCCGACATGGTGGCCGGGGTGCCACCAGCGACCGACAGGCGGTGCATGGCCAACGCCACCCCGTCGTAGGTGGTGGAAGACGGGGTCGTCCCGGTGGAGTTGCCGCCACCCGCGCTCACCGGGACCACATCGACGGGGAAGTCGGTGTCGATCCCGGCGAATTCCTCGGCGTGCCAGGCCCAGTCGACCGCGCTACCCGCGGTCACCGTCCAGGAGGTCTCGCCGTCGGCGGCGGTCTTGCGGTAGATCCCCTGCCCGGTCGCCGCCGGGGTGTCCTTGGTGAACCCTGACGGCAGGATGATCGTGGAAGAGCAGGTGATCCGCAGGGTCAGCGTGTTGCCCGCCACGGTCGCGTCCGGCAGCGTCACCGAGATCGAGGACTGGGCCGAGACCGTGCCGGTGTTGGCCTGCTGGGAGGTGATCGGCACGGTGCGGCGGCCTCCCGGGTGGGTAGGCTCCGGGCGTCGAACAGACGTCCGAAAGGAACAGGGGTATGCGGAAGCTGCTGGTGCTCGCCGCCCTCGCCGCGCTGCTGCTGGTCGCCGCGCCCGCCCAGGCGGCCAACTCCAACGTGGTCATCCACCCGCTCGGCAGCTACGTCAGCCCGGCCAGCGCCACGATCCCCGTCGTGGTCGTCTGCAACGCCGCATCGGGGTCGGCGACGGTGGTGTTCAGCGCGCCGGCCGGCCGGCCGTACGCCATCGCCGGGGAGCTACAGGCCGTCTGCGACGGCACCGAGCACGGCTACACGGTGCCGATCACCGGCGGGGTGTTCCAGCTCAACAAGGTCTACACCGTCCACGCGGCCATGACCGACGACACCGGGACGATCAACCGCGAGGGCAACGTCTGGTTGCGCTAGGCTCCACCCGGCCGGACCCGGCCCCCGCCGACCCCGAGGCAAGCTGGCCGCTACCGCTTCCGCCAGCCGGGACGCGCGGGCGGAGGGTCCGGCCCTCGCGTGTCGGCGGCAGCCATCACGGCGGGTCGGGGGCTACTCCTTGGCCTTGCTGCCCGAGCGGGTCGGGGCGCGCTTGGTCGTCAGTCCCGACTCCTCCCGGGTCTCCGGCTCCGGCGCGACCGCCTTCTCGGCCTTGTCGCTGGCCTTCTCCGCGACCGGCTCGGCCATCCCACTCGCGCACAGCTTCGCGGCCTCCGGGTCCGGCAGGTCGACGACCCCACCGGCGGCAGGCCACGGCACGCCGTTGCGGGTCCCGGAGATCCAGCCCTTCATCTTGACCTTCATTCGACCTCGATTCGTTGGAACGGCGCCGGTGGCACGTCGACCATGACGTCCCGGTCGATCACCAGGTGGATCCGCGGCCGGTCGGTCGGGTTGTCGACCCGATGCGCCTCCCAGTGCTTCACCGGGAACGACACCCCCGCGGTGACCTCGCGGCCGTCGAAGGTGCCGGCCGGGTGGATCGGGACGTGCCAGCGCTCGTGGTACGGGCCCTCGTCGATGTGGGGGCCGATGAACCCGTGGGGTGGCACCTTGGCGACCCAGGCCGTCCAGATCGGCTCAAACTCAGCCAGGACGAACTGGAACAGCTCCGCGGCGCCCTTGCGGTGGCGGCCCTGCACCAGACTGGCGAACTGGTAGCCCGGGTTGACCTCGTCGCCGTCGGTGACCGGCATCGCCCACGCCCTGGATGGGAGGGCTGCGAATGCGGCTGTGAGCTGGTCGGGGTCGAAGGTGGGTCCGGGGGTGGCTAGGAGGCCGTTTCCCTGAGCGCCTGCCGAATCTCCTCGGGATAGGCGGCGGCCACCCATGCGACCAGATCGGCCACTCGCTGGCCCTGCGGCTGTGGCTTCACCCATAGCTCAAGGTTCTCCGGGCGGTTGTCGGCTCGGCGGCCGTTGCGGTGGTGCACGTTCTCCCACGTCGCCAGCTCGCGGCCGAGCTGCTGTTCCATCACATAGCGGTGTTCGAGCACCCTGCGACCCTCGACCAGAAGATGGACGTATCCATCGGCGACCTGCCAGCGGACGACCTCCGGTTGATACGGTCCCCTTCTGTGAAGCGGTTGAGCTGGACCAACGCTGCCCTTGTCCCGCAGGCGGCCATGGTGCAGCAGGCAGAGATCGCGGCACCTGCGCTGTCGCTCGCATCCGTCGACAGAGCACTTCTGCCCGGTCGGGTACTTGCGGTTCCCATGGCCCCGTGGGGTCTGGTGAGCACCTTCGACCAGGGGATCGCCATACAGCCGCAGACGCCGGTCGTGCATGGGGCAGAGTCCACCGCTTCTTGCCGACTTTTCACAGCCGACGACCGAACACGATGGCGTTGATCCGGGGATACCCTTCGGCATGGCCATTGCCCTCCTTCGCAGGGTGGTGGCCCGAGGCCGGGGAGCAACACCTCCCCGGCCTCACCACTGTACTGCTGACCTGCGACTTTCCCTTCTATCCGATCAGATCGCGCTGTGCGTGAAGCTCTTGACGGCCCCCGTGAGGTCTACGAGCGCTGCGTCCGCTCTGAGGATTGCGCGGAAACTGACCAGATCGTTCCCAAATGCGAAATCGTCGCTTCGTTCGAACCGGATGCCGCCGGCGTAGCGCACGAAGTACGCCGACCAGTCGCCGAAGAAGATGCTCTCGGCGGATGCGGCGGGCGAGACCACGAACGGGTCGATGAACACCGGCTTGCCGAGGATGGTGTCAGGGGCGCCGATCTGGACCGACGGCTGCCACACGTACAGGCCGTCGGCGGTCTTGATCCGCCGGACCAGCGAGGCGGTGGTGTCGTTCATCACGAACGCGCACGAGCTCGACTGGCGGTATGGCGAGATGACCGAGTGGTACAGGGAGATGAGCAGGTCGAAGCCCATCCCGACGGTGCCCTGGGCGCCGAAGGTGGTGGTGGTGCCGACCGGGCCGGTGACGCCGGCGTTGGCGTCCAGCTGGATGCCGCGGGGTGCGGTGGTGCCGGCCCCGATGACCATGTCGGACCCGAAGGCGTTGCCGAGCGCACGGCCGATGGAGCGGGCCAGGTAGCCCTCCAGGTCCACGCCGGTGTCGGTCAGCAGCTCCCGGGTGACCTGCAGCAGCCGGCCGTACTTGAACGCGCCGAGGGAGGTCTGGCCGAACGTCGGGTCGGACTCCAGCAGCGCGCCGGCCTCCAGCACGATCGCGGGGCTGGGGGTGTGGGTGAGGGTCTTGGGGATCTGCAGGACCTCACCGGAGCCGGTGTTCAGCACGGTCGGGCCGGCCTGGAGGATGCCGGAGACCTCGATCATGTGCTCGACGAGCTGGTTGTAGAAGCTGGTCGGGACGGTGAACTGGCCGGCGGCGTTGGTGAGCCGGGACAGGTCACGGTAGCTGGTGGGGACGGTGTTGGCGGTCGGCATCACGTCGAAGTGCCGCGGCGACCCGGGCGCCCCGACGAGGAAGTTGCGGAGCTCGGTGCCGACGTTGCGGGTGTCTGGCTGCTTGCCGGGCTCCGGCTTCTGGCCGGCCAGGTCGTTGAACGCCTTGTCGGCGTCGGCGGCGCGCTTCTCCTGGTCCAGGACGGCCTTGATGCGCTTGTCGAGGTTGTCGATCTCCTCGTTCAGCGCCTCGTAGGTGCCCTGCTCCTCGGCGGTGAACGCGCGGTTCTCGTCGGCGGCGGTGTCGGACAGTGCCTTGGCCTGCTCCCAGACGGCAAGGCGCCGGTCGCGCAGCCGCTTGGCGACTTCGTTCGCCATGGCGGATAGCCCTCCTCAAGGGCTCGTCGTTGCGCGGTGGGTGGCGCCCTGCCGCATGCCCCAGTGCTGCTTCGCTTCAGCGAGCCAGCCGAGCTGGGGCGGGACGGGTCAGGCAGATCTGGCCGTGGTGGGTGGCGCCCTGCCAGCGGCCAGACTGCGGATCGGAAGAGGGGTGCTCAGATGCCGGGGCGGTGGGTGGCGCCCTGCCGCCCGGGGCGTCCAGCTATCCCCAGGGGTCCTGCTTGGCCAGCAGCGCCGAGACGGCGGCCGGCCCGAACATGCGCGGCTTCGGCTTGCTGGCCGGCATGCCCGCCTCGGTCTTGACGAAGAACCGGCGCAGCTCGTTGGCCTCGGCCAGTGAGCGGACCTCCGTCTCCTCCGCCTCGAACCGGGCGGCCAGGGAACGCAGCCCCGCGGAGGTGTCCAGGTAGGCGGGGGCGTTCACGGGGGCGACATCGACGAGTTGGATGTTGGTGAGGGTGCGGCGGGGAAACCCCTGGTCGGTCAGGTCCCAGTCGTCGCCGTCGGGCATCACCCGGAACGCGAACGACGACTTGCGGACATCACCGCGTTCGACCAGCTCAACGACGTCGGCGCGCGCCCGGGGGGGGAGGACGTCGTAGTCCAGGCCCATGCTGTCGGTCGAGAGCTTCAGCGTCCCCGCGGCGGTGGTGCCGAGTAGCTGGTTGTCGTCGTGGTTGTAGCGGGCGATCACGTCGGGCCAGCCGTCGCCCTTGCTCTTGTTGGTGCTCGCCGGGTCGGCGCGCTCGACCCAGCCGCCGAGGTTCTGGCTGAGCTTGTTCCACACGATCGCGTAGCCGCCGATCCTCGGCGCGTCGCCTCGGGCGCGCAGTTCGACGGCCACGTAGGTGTAGCGCCGCTCGGGGGCTGCGCTCATGGGGTCTCCCCTCCCGGGTTCGTTGGCGTACAACGCCGCCATTTGCTTGTTCGCCATCGCCTTGGTGGCGTGGCAGCCGGCTACCGATCCGTCCGAGTTCTTGACCACGGCGACCTTGCCCCGGCCGCATTTGCTGTGGTCAGGGACGAGGTGCCAGGGCACGGCTGGCTATTTCCGCTGCGGCAGCGGAACCACGTTCCCGTCGCCGCCCTGGTCCTGGTCGCCCTGGTCCTGCTGCTCTGGCTCGGGCTTGCCGAGCGGGGCGAAGTCCTTGCCCTGGCCACCGGGCAGCGGCTCCAGATCCTCCAGCGCCCGCAGCTCGTCGATCGAGCGCAGGCCGATCTTGCGGTCGATCTCATAGACCCGATGACGGGTCAGGGTGTCGGCACGCACCACGGCATCCATCCCGAACCGCACGTACTGCCGCTCCGGCAGCAACTGGAAGAACTTGGCTTCGAGCTTGGTCACCCACGGCCGTACCGCGTCGGTCTGCGCCGAGATCTGGTTGAGCTCGACGGTGTTGTAGGTCAACGCGCCGCCGGCCTCCCCGCCGATCTTCTCCGGCGGCACCCCGTAGATCGCGGCGATTTGCGTGGCGCCCAGCCGCTGGGACTCGACGAACTGCGCCTCCGCTGGCGCGATCGACGTCGGCGGCGTGTACAGCCAGTCCTTGCCGTACACGACCGGCTCGTGGGTGCGGATCGCCTTCACCAGCCGCGCCTTCACCGCCTCCGCCTCGTCCTGCTCGACGACCGACTTCACGGTGTTCTGGTAGGTGCCGACGGGGACGCCGCCAGCGGCGAACCAGTCCGCCGAGTACTGCTGCGCACCGAGGGCGGTCTGCACGACGGCGGCGTAGGCGGCCATCGGCGACAGCCCCCAGATCCGCCCCGGCACGGGGAACCAGGGGATGTGGATGACGTCCTCGGTGGGGACGTGCCGGCCGTTCCACCACCATGCCGGCTGCGCGACCGACCCGTTCGGCGGCTCGTCGTCAACCCGCCAGTCGTCGGGGTTGGTCCACTCGACGCCGACGGGGAAGCCGAAGCCGTCGCGGCTGGTCACGATGCCCACAGCGTTGCCACGGGAGGCCATCGCGATCACGGCGCGGTACAGCCAGTCCACCAGGGTGCCCTGGGCGGCGGGCTGCTGGAACAGCACCGGGAGGGAGCCCAGACGCTGGCGGCGGTCGCCGAGGTCGCGGTAGGCGTGCAGCGGCAGGGTGGCGATCTGGTCGGCGAGGTAGCGCCAGGCGCCGAACACCGCGCCGAAGGACGCCGCGCGGTCGAAGTCGACCGCCCCAGGCTG